AATAGAAAGGAACTACAGTGAAAAAGTATTCTAGCCCTAAGATGGGCAAAGTTGGTAACCGTCCTGTCCCTTCCAAGGGAGGCAACACTGAGCCTAGCAAGGGCGCAGGTAATCGCATGGGTGGGGCTATCTACGGCAATTCTAAACATGCCGGAACTGATGGATATATGCAGAAACACAAATGAACCTTAGAGAACAAGCTAACCAAGCTAGTTTGGTCTTAGACAATGAGGCCTTTAAACTTACACTAGTAAGATTGAATAATGACTTGGTAACTCAGTGGGGAATGTCTCAGACCGTAGAGGAAAGAGAAGCCTGCTGGATGAAACTACAAGCTTTAGGCGCTGTACTAGACGACCTTAAAGCTATCATAGATGATTACAAAATTGAAAACGCAGGAAGGTAACTTTAATGAGTGAGGCACAGACCAATCCCGAAGGGGAAGTCACCGAGCCAAAACTTAACATGTTCGATGTCATGTTTGGAAGTGATGAAGACACCAATCCAGAACGAGCTATCGAAGAACCCTCAGACTCTGAAGAGTATGAAGCAGAAGCCGTTGAAGACGAATACCAAGCGACGGAAGATGAAGAATACGAGACTGAGGAAGTTGATTATGAGGTAGACGAAGAAGTATCTGAGAAAGAAACCCTTGCTAAGTACACCGTTAAAGTCGATGGTGAAGAAGTAGAGGTCAATCTTGATGAGCTGCGGAACGGCTACCAGCGGCAGGCGGACTATACCCGTAAGTCGCAGTCTCTAGCGGAGCAGAGAAAAGCCTATGAAGCTAATCTCCAAGCCGTCCAGAACGAGCGTTCGCAATACGCTACGCTTCTAGGTAATATGACTCAGAACCAGAACGCAGAGCTTCAACGCTTTGCTAATACAGACTGGGCTGAGCTTAAAGAGGCCGATCCCATGGAGTACATGGAGAAACGTCTTGAGTACCAAGAGGCAAAGGAGAAAGTTTCTGAGCTGAACAACGAGCGTGTACGAGTTCAGCAGCAGACTGAGTCAGAAATGGGCCAATTCTTGCAAGAGAAGCTTCAGAAAGAAGCTGAGCTTCTCTCCAAGGCATTGCCCCAGTATCTTGAACCAGGCTCTAACTTTAAGGACGAAGTTCGTAGCTACGCTCTTAATCTAGGGTTTTCTCCGCAGGACATTGACGGAATCGCTGACCACCGTGTTATTATGGTACTGCACAAAGCTATGATGCAGGACAGAATCTCCAATGGTCCAGCTAACAAGTCTAAAAAAACTGCTCCTAAAATTGTTAAGTCAGGGACTCCCCAGACAAAGGGCCAGCGCTCGCGCCGGACAATCCAGGCTAAACGAGAGAGACTTGCGAAAACAGGTAACCAACGTGATGCTGCAAATGTTTTTCTGGACTTTATCTCTTAATCCTAAAAGGACTAAAACATGGCACAGCCTACTGGTACTTACGTAACGTTCTCAGCTGTCGGTCTTCGTGAAGACCTAGAGAATGTAATCTATGATATCTCCCCGACCGATACCCCGTTCATGTCGATGGGTGGCCGCGAAAGTGCGGTTGCGGTCAACCACGAATGGCAGACGGATGCTCTTGCAGCGGCTGCTGACAACTTTGCGGAAGAAGGTTCGACGCTTACTGCCGCTGAGCCGACTGCTACGACCCGGCTTAGTAACATCTGCCAGATCAGCCTGAAGACGACGCTTGTCTCTGGTACTCTGGACGCTGTTTCCAAAGCTGGCCGCAAAGAAGAACTTGCGTATCAGATGTCCAAACGCGCTAAAGAACTCAAGCGTGATATGGAACGCTCATACGTTGGTGTTAACATCTCTAAGACCCCGATGGCTGCGGACACCACTGTTCGTAAGCTTGGTTCGCTTAGCTCCTGGGTCACGACCAATGCTAGTATTGGCAGTGGTGGTACAGCCGTAGGGTCTGGTGGTAACGGTGCGGCTCGTACCGATGGTACGGCCCGTACGTTCACTGAGACGCTTATGAAGGCGTCGATCCTAGCTGCGTTCAACAACGGTGCTGACATCAAGTATCTGATGATGGCTCCGTCGCAGAAGCAGACGTTCTCCAGCTTTGTTGGTGTTGGTGCTTCGGGCGGTGCGTCTAACCGCATCGATGCTGGTGATCAGCGCATCATTGGTGGTATGGACGTATACGTTAGTGACTTCGGTGAAATGGCCGTTGTCCCTAACCGCTTCCAGCGTAGCCGTGATGTATGGATGCTTGACCCGGAGTACTATGCAATTGCGTACCTCCGTCCGTTCTTCCAGCGGGAAGTTGCTAGCACATCCGATGGCGATCAGCGGGCGATCATCTGCGAGCATACTCTTGTCGTTAAGAACGAGAAAGCTCTTGGCGCGGTCTACGATCTGTCGTAAGGCTAGGACTAAGGGGGAGGGCATCCCGCTCTCCCCCGTTCTAACTAAGAGGCAAGACATGGACGAACCAGTTAAAACTAAGTTTCACTACGATCACAGCACTGACAATGTTACCCTAGAGAGCGTGCAGGATGTAACTCCCCTGCTGGAACTCAACAAAAAAGAATTTAACAATGATTCTATGTACGGTCCGCAGCTGAATAACGGTATGCGTAAGGTGGCCAGTATTCCTCTGATCGTCGTAGAGAAGTGGAAGCGCGAGCTAGGCATTGATGTTTACAACAAGAACGATTGGCCCAAGATCAAGCAGCTTCTCAACGATCCTGATAATCGTTTTCTCCGTACACATGAAAGCCACCTGTAATGGCATTAGGAACGTACTCAGAGCTACAAACCACTATAGCAAGCTATCTCAATAGAGATGATCTTACATCTATCATTCCTACATTCATCACACTGACAGAGAACCGGCTGAATAGAGAGCTTAGAGTACGTGCCAATATGGTACGGGCGACTACGACTACTACATCTGGAACAGCCTTCTACGATCTCCCCAGCGATTTGATACAGCTTCGTAATATCACTTACGATAGCAACTCTAAGAGCTTTGCCTTGAGCTACTTGTCTCCTGAGTCTGCCACCCGTGAGTATGGTTCAATTGTAAGCGGATCGCCCAGGGCATATACAAACTTGGGCACCAATATTAAACTCAGCCCTGCTCCTGATGCTGCATATACCATTAGCATAAACTACTTTGCCCAACTACGGTCTCTTTCTGATAGCGTTGTTACCAATGATGTGCTTGATGCTTATCCTAGCTTGTATTTGTTTGGTGCTTGCCTAGAAGGGGCTATCTACCTGAACGATACTGAGCAGACAAATAGGTTCGGTAGTGTGTTTGAAAAAGCTGTAGACGATGTCAAGCGGGCGGAAGAAGCTGCTCGATACGGTGGCACGGTAATGACAACGAGCATACAGGGCGATCCTGGCTCCTTGGTTCGTAGAGGTGCGCTGTGACTACTAACTGGGTTCTTGATAACTTTTGTCTTATACAGGAAACCGGAGGAAATATCCTTATGGAGGACGATATTAACTTAGTGTCTCTTCAAGAGTTTGACTCTACTGTGTGGGTAGAAATTACGGATACCGGGAATGGCTAAACAGTTCTTTGATGTTACATCCTCCGGGCAGTCTCGTTTTACTGTCAATAAAGACCTGTCACCATACGATATGCCTACCACGTTTTTCAATGATGGTGTTAATGTACGTTTCCTAGACGGCAAGGCAGGTAAGATTCTAGGGCACTCTCAGGTACTAGGTACTCCCAGTGCTGCTCCCTATTGGGCAATCAGCTGGCTACAAGGTTCAACAGACTTGTGGGTATATGGTGGGCTAACTAACCTCTACAAGATCAGTGGTGTTACGCACAGCTCTGTAACTAGGGCATCAGGCGCGTATACCACACTGTCAGGTACTACTAACAACTGGCAGGGAGGTGTCCTAGGTGGCGTCCTTGTCTGCACAAATGGTCTGGACGTTCCCCAGAGCTTTGTCCAAGGCGGCTCGCAGTTTACTGATCTTACAGACTGGCCCTCTACGCTACGCTGCAAGACCATCGTACCTTTCAGAAATCATCTGGTAGCTTTAAATCTTACGGACAGTGGCGCGGCCAAGCCATTCACTATCCGGTGGAGCGATGCTATCCCTGCTGGTGCTAGTACCAACGGCGCTAACACTTGGAACACTGCCAGCACAGCCAGCGAGTCAGCAGAGACATCTCTGACAGGTACTAAGGGACATGTCCTGAATGCCTTGCAGCTGGGTAACGAGCTTATCGTCTACAAAGAAGATAGT